CTCGCTTATTAAGTCTAATGTGTAATTTATTTTAGTTGAAAACCCATTTCTAACCATATTATAGCCGTCTATATAATTTCCATAAATAAGCCTGTTACCCATTAATGTCTGAGCAAGTGAAACCCTAGGTACGTTATCGTAGAGTCTTAGTATCTCAGAGTCGGGGAGTATAGTATATATTTTGCTATTGTCAAAAGTAAAAGTGACATTATCATTGTCAGCTAACCCCTCTTCAAGTTTATTTATTTTTCGTATTACTTTTATAATACCGTTTTGAGCTTCTTTGAATAGCAAGTCAATACCCTTCACTAAAGAGTTTCCTGTGTTATATGTGACACTAACTGCATTAAATTTATTGACCATCCCTTCGTTTAGTTGGCTAGCATAATCGTGGTCAAAAGTGTTTGGTAAAAATGCAGGGTCTGACATTGGCGAAGTAGCTGAATGCTCTTTGTCCTCATATCTCCATCTATACCCAAAGCATATATATCTGTCTACTAAGTAATTCTCTTCGTTTGGAGTAGACAATGGAGCTAGCGTAGGTGCTAAATGTGGAGGTCTTTTTATAACTTGTATCGTTTCTTTTAGCAGTGCTGCATTCCCTGCAAAGTCGTAAAACGGACTGCTTAAATCGGGACTAGCGTAATTTCTTTTTACATTTATAACTCTAGGAGGATTATAGTTATCTGTAAAAAATAATAGATTTTCTATAATATTTATACCAGTTATAAGGTAAGATGGGTTGAAATTCAATGTCGTAAGGATGCCGCCCGCATCGTTTATGCTTATGACGTGATACTTTACTTTTTCAGTCTTAGTGTTGAATGATACAATTAGGTCAAGCAATCCTGTAGGGCTGCTCGTGAATCCGCTATCGTGTATAAACCAATATATAGTCTCGTTAGCACCATCCTCAAAAGCCCCTATGCATTTAGCACTTGTGCTCAATTGATTGCCGTTATATTGCAAGGTAGTTAAAGGCAAGTTTCCTTCCTCATTTACCATAACACCAATATCAGAATCCTCCGTAGAGCCCATTCTCATATTTATGGCATCTACGTATTCTCCATTTGGAATAAGTCTATAATCAACAGACTTATTCATTCTTCCTTTTATAAAATTCCTTGTGAGGTTCGCCATATTATTTCAACCACTTGTCTTGTCCTCTCATATTCATTAATAATCTTCCAGGTGTTATGTTGCTTATTCTTATCTTAGCATTCCTTAGTAATGCAGTTTTTCTTTTCTGAGCCCGTCTAACTACGTACTCCTGAACATTTAGCTTGCTATTCAATACAGCATACTCTATGTATGCGTACAAATACTCCTCGAAAAACTTATTCACTGACACCTTAGAATCATCTCCTGCTTCCATACCGTCTGATATGTATTCAAGAACTATGTTGTTGTTAGAAACACTAGAACTAAAGTTAATAACACCTGCTTTTTTATCTATGGTAAATGTAGGGTTTATGTTTGCTGTTTCTGTATTAAGACCAAATGCAGGTCCGAAGTCGTGAGTAAAATACCAATCATCATCAATATTGTATCCTATTCGACCATCTAAGTATATACTCTTCTTTGAGCCTGCTATTCTTTCTGAATTTATTGAAGAGGTCTCTAGTTGTACATTCCCATCTACGTCTAATATTATTTTGCCCGTCGAATTTTGAACGTAAGATTTGGCACTTTGGGTCTGTATGTTTTCACTAAGCGGATATAGAACGCCCCCTTTGTACATTGAGATTCTAACCCAATTCACATAGTCAGATGGCATTACGTATCTAAGCGAGTCGTCTACCGCCAATTCTAATGCTTTCACTTCCTTGAAGGCATCGTAGTTAAGTTCTTGTATTGCTCTCTTTGCGTGGAACAGAACCTTAAACCTCTCCTCATTATTTACAAGGCTGTGATTGCCTTGATACATCAACATAAAGTTGTTCACTATGTCATACAGAGATGTATATTGGTATGAACCCCAATTGGTTTCTTCAGGTGTTGCCCCTGAGTTTTCGTAATATTGATAGTCTGATAGGTATGACATTATTGATTATCTTTAATTTCTTCTGAGTTGGCAAATTGTACTACTTCCGTCTCTCTTATCTGCATTCCTGAGAACCCTAGTATTTTTATGATTAACATCACTTGGTCGTCTATCGTAAGCTCAAAGTCTTGATACGTGCTTTGAGATTGGTCGAACACGGGCTGACCACTTGTTAATGTGCTGTAAGTCCACTGAGGGTCTTTAGGGTAGCGTATGTACTGACTATATACTTGCCCTATACCATTAAGTGTTTTAGGATAGATAGTGGCTAAATCGTTCTCTAAAGAGTAAGCAGGGTAAGTAGTATTCGGAGCAGTAAGCAAAGACCTGTTTAACATTGATATTTTACTATTAGTTACTTTCTCTGCCTCAGAACTTTCATCTTTATATATAGCGTAAGTATCACCAGAAGTCGTCATAACATCTTCTGATATAGTTAGAATGGTGTCACTATCTATTGCGATTATTTCTGCTTGGTCTCCTGTAGTTGTATTGACAATTATATCCCCAACGATAACGCTTGTTGTGAATGTAGCTCCCGTATCTATTAATTTATCCGTAGCTATTGACGTAGTAGTGCCCGTCGTTTTCTGAGTAGTAAACACGAGTACTTTATTGAGCAAATAATAGTCGTCTCCAGTAGTCAACTGAGAAGGTGTATTGTATTTATTGTAGGCTTTTTGTCCTAAGCTTTTAGTTACTGAGAATGTGTCTATGGCTTCTTCAATGCCTTTTGATATATCCGCATATTCAGTCCCCGACACTCTAGCATTCTCTTTATTTATCTGAGCATTATATGAAGAGAAGTAATTCTCAAAAATTTCCAACTGAGCTTGCTTAGCAAACAAGTTGAAATCTTGCGGCGTAATGTATCCGTAGTTATTCTTATTAAGAATCGAAAAAACTGTATTCCTTACTGAGTTTATCATTGTAAACTTTTGTACAAAGATAACAAAAAAAAGAGAGGTCTCGAAATGCGACCTCTCTTTGAATACTCTCTAAGGTTCTCTCTATTTAGATATCAATTTCTGTAGCATTTTCAATGAATCTAATCCTTCATCGCTTGTCAAGTATGAATGTATTATATGCATAGGGTCTTCATCATAAGGGATAGTTAGCATTCTAGTTTTATTAGATAGCGTACTATACCATACCTCTTGTTTGTTTTTTCTAAAAGTCAAGAAACCTTTATCTATGAATAGCTTTATTTCTCCTTGCACTACTAATGTAGGGTCTTCAAGGGTATCTAAGAATTCTTTTGGATTACTTCTAGCAAATATTAAAACATCTCTTTTTAGTTCCGATGAAGAAACTTTAGATGAGTCCTTGTTAAATAAGACTCTACTAATTGTTTCTAGCTGCTCAATAGACATTTCTTTTGCTCTTATCAATGCATCTACTTCTAGGTTTAAAACTTCTACATCTGCCTGAGCATCTCGCTCTTTGTCTACCTCTACGAAAGACACACCGTTCATAGGGTGGTAATGCAGGAACTCTTGAAGTACTGGGTTGTTTTTTGGAACTCTTAAAAACCCATCTTCAAATATTACTGGCTCAAGTATAGCGTAACCATCTTGCTCGTCTTCAAAGGGGCTTTTTTGGTTTCTAGCATATCTTAATGGACGATTTACGTTATTCTCATCGTCAAAGTACATTAATGGATATCTATTTGAATTTCTTGTTGGCAACATAAATGTCAATGGGGTTTCTTTGCCCCGTAGTCTGTAGATTTTGTCTGTTGGTGTTATTGTATTCTTATTTTTCATTAGATTATATTTTAAATTTTTAAAAAAAAAGGGAGCACACTTAGTATGCTCCCTGTACTATTTAGTCCTTAAATATAAAGAAGTTATTTGCACCTAAAGTACAGATAGCTCTTTCAGAAAGGAAATTTACTTCCATTGCGTCAAGGTCAGAAGTCTGAGCACCACCTGCAGAACCTGTCATCCAAGTCTTGTAGCGTCTGTTCTCAGTCTCTGAAGCTCTGTAGCGAACGTGAAGAAAAGGTCTCTTAGCGTTCTTGCCAAGCACTTGGTCGTAAACAGTCGTAGAACCCGCAGGTACTAACATTCCGCTTACTGAACCTGTTCCTGTAAGACCACCTCTCATTGTAGGGTCGTTAAGATACTTCCAATCAGTCTTGTAGAAGTCATAACCTCTACGGAAACCTTCAAACCCTAGATTTAAAGCCATATCCTTATCGTTGTCAAAAAGACCATAAGAAGTACCACCTGCACCATAAGAGTTTTGAGCAGCAAGCATATCATCTATGTCAAAGCTAAATTGTCTGTCCAAGAATACTACATTCTCTTCTATAGCACCTTGCTTATCAAGACGACTTACCATCGCATCCCAATCAGCTAATGTGGTGGGGTTGCCACCTGACCATACATTACCTCTGTTGTTCACTGTGTAAAATACACCTTCAGAACCTTTGTTACCTACATCTCCTGTAGCTGCGATAGCTCCTGAGCCTGCCTCTGCTGGAACTGCCTCAATCATAGAGGTCTCCAAGTAGTCATCAAAACGTAGACGAGTCTCGTGCTCTGACTTGATGTACCATAAGTACCCGTTTGCACCGTTCTCAGTTTGAACCTCTACCCATCCAATTTGTGCCATATCAGAACCTGATACAGTGTAATTGTCTTTAAGGATTATTGGAGTGTTCTCGAAGAAGATATCATCAGCTTCGTTAGAACCTTGCATTCCGTTAGTACCTTTCTTGAATTCAGAACCATAAATGAATATAGTAACATCAGAATTCCCAACTCCTGTTCCAGCTGTAACTAATCCACCTGCTTCGTAAAAATTTACAGTGAATTGGTTGTTGGCTAAATCAACAGCAGTTATAATTGCTTTGTTAGTTCCTGAACCATTGTTTTGGTTAACTACAATAGTTTGACCAACACGAACAGCGATACCATTGGTAGCTGTATATGCAGGTATTCCTGTATCGTTAACTTGAAGTATTGCAGTATCATTTCCTGCTGTACCCGTAGCGATACCTACTTGAACATACTTAGTATGTAGTCTACCTTGCTCTGACCATTTGATAAGGTCTGAGTTTGAAGGTAATTCAGCAGACACCAATCTAAGGAATGATGCTACTGTACGATTACCATATCTTTCAAATTCCTTCTCATAAGTATCTGGAAGATACTGATTTAAGAAATCAAAATCGGTAATATAATTTGTTGATGTCGGGACTTGTTGAGCACTAGGCTGCAAATTAAATCCTGGACTTGCTAAAACTGCCATAATTTTTTTTAGTTTTTATTTCTACTTCTAATTTTTAATCCTCTCCCTGAATCGTTATTCAGAGATTTAAACTGCGTTCCTCCTTTAGAAGTAACTTCAGGTGATTTGCGGTCAGACATATTAATATTTTTTGTCTTACGCATAATATCGTCCGTAGCCTCTGATTTGCCTTGTTCATAAAAAAACTTAGCCACCTTATCAGGATTCATCGCCATACTCAAAGCCTTGTGGTATCCAACAACGTCTTGCATTAACCCACTCTCACCAATGAACTTGCTAATGAAGTTCTGAGGGTCTGACTGTAGTTTTTTCAACTCTGTTGCATCTCCTGGAGAGTAAATGATTTTTTTGTCGTCAAGCGTAAACTCAAAACCTTTGAATTCACTTCCGAACACGTCATCAGTTTTTTTAGTAAACCAATCACGCTTTTTTTGCACTTCCTCTTCGTAAGTCTTTGATGACTCCATGTATTGCTTATATGACTCGATATCTTTTGACTCGCTTTCTGAAATAGAACTCCCACCTGACTCAAGAGGAGCTTTATATTTTTCTTTCTGCTCGTTAAAATACTTCTTAGCCTTATTAACCGCTTTTTTCTTTGCTATCTTTATTTTCTTTATTTCGGACTCGTCATCATTATATTCGTCGTAAACAAACTCATCCATTATAAATTGGATATCTTCGTCGTCTAACCCTTCTTCTGTTGATGCGTAATAATCCTTTAGCAAAGTATTCTCATCCGATTTATCAAAGTCTTTGTTTAATTTAACATAGTCTTCAATACCTCTTCCTGTTTCTTTTTTGTACTTAAAGTACGCTTCTACGTCTTCTGGCAATTTTTGAGATTCTCTAGTGGCGTTTAACTCATCTAGCGAATCTACATCTCTACCGTATTTTTTACTAAGGAAAGAAAGAACACTCTCTTCAGTTAGGTCTTCTTTTACGCCAACATCTTTGTTGCCTT